AGGTCCAGCGCTCGGAAAGTGCCGCGTGACGCTCACCTGGTACGTGGTCACGAAGACGGTGCGCGACGAAGAGAACCCGGTGCCGACTCTCAAAGCGCTCTGTGACGGGCTCGTGGACGCCGGAGTCGTTGTCGATGACAGACCGGCCTACATGAAGAAGCTCATGCCGGAAATCGTCTGGCTCGATAAGAAGCTCGGGCACGTAGCTCACATGACGCTCCGAGTGGAGCGGATCGAATGATCGGCCCGAAGGTCCCGAAGCCGACCGCGGCCGACGAGCGCGACGCCTACGAGCTGGCTACCCTGCGCGATAAGGACACATGCCAGCGGTGCCGCCGAGACTGTGGGCCACCCGCTCGCGACCACCGCGTGAACCGCTCGCAAGGCGGACGCACCGTCGTGAGCAATCTGCACGTGCTCCGACTGGGCTGCCACAAATGGGCAACCGAGCATCCTATCGACGCGCAAGCCGAAGGATGGGCCGCACCGAGCTACGCCGACCCGAGTGAGTGGCCGGCACGCCGGTGGATGCCTATCTACGGCGGGCGACTGCACCTGTCCTGGGTGCTCTACTCCGATGACGGCGAGATCGTCGTGATCACCGAAGAGGATGCGATGCAGCGAATGTATGGCACATCGTGAAGCGCGAGAAGTGGGTCATCCGGAAACGATGGTCATTCATGTGGGGCAGCCCGGGAATGTACTGGCGGGTGTCGCACTCGTCGCTCCCCGCGTACTTCCATCACCGCTACCACCTCTACTCGTTCGCGGATGCTGTGGAGTACGCGGATGCCCACGCACGAGCAGTGGAAGCGCCGTGACGGTCATCGACAAGGCCAAGCTGCTCGCCCACATCAAGGCCCGAGCAGACAAGCAAGCATCACTGCCCGCGGCCGCAGTGCTCGACGGGCTGGCCGTCGCCATCGCGAGAGGCGACTTTGACGAAAAGAAAGGAGGTAAGACGTAGTGGTCTGGTTCAACGTTGACGATGGGTTCCCCACGAGCCCGAAGGTTTTGAGCATCCCCAGGGGTGAACGAATGGCCGCCGTGGGTCTCTGGACAATCGCCGGGGCGTCGTGCGCAAAGCACCTCACGGACGGCCATATCGGGGCGTTCATGATCGATGAATGGGGCGCCGATCTGGTCTCTGCAGAGGCTCTCGTGACCTCTGGCCTATGGGAGACAACCCCTCAAGGATTCGTCTTCCACGATTGGGAGGGCTGGCAACGCACGAGAGTGGAAGTTGAGAGCAAACGCAAGAAGGAAACCCTTCGAAAGAAGACCTGGCGAGATAATAATGCTGGTCAGAAGTCAAATCCTGTCCCGCCTTTGTCCCACGGGACAGACAGCGGGACCGACGTGGGACAAGAGCGTCCGTCACAACACCCAAGCCAAGCCCTACCAAGCCAAGCCAAGCCAAGCCGATTAAGTACTAAAGAGCTTCTTGTCGAAGAATCTCCCGTGCCCGTCTCGGAGCTTCGCCCCGAGGTCGAACGGTTGTGCATCCTGCTCCGCGACCTCGTCGTCGCAAACGGATCGAAGTCACCGACCATCGGCCCGGGATGGCTCACCGCAGCGCGGCTCATGCTTGTCGCCGATGGCCGCGAGCCGATGGCTGCAGAACGACTCATGCGGTGGTGTCAGGCGGACAGCTTCTGGCGCGGCAACATCCTGTCGATGCCGAAGTTCCGCGCGAAGTACGACGAGCTGCGCCTGCACGCCGAACGGCAACGGACTCAAGGGCAGCAGGCGAAGGTCCCGAAGGATCAGCAGATCCTCGACGTCATCGAAACCGGCAAGCGAATGCAAGCCGAACACGACCGAAAGGCGCTGAGCGCATGAACTACGACGACATCGGCAAGCTCATCGCCCGCGTGAAGGTCGGCGACAATCGCGACGTTGGCAAGGCCGGGCTGCTGCACGAGGAATGGTTTCAGTCCCTCGGCCACCTTCCACTCGACGAGTGCCTGGCCGCCGTGGTCATGCACCGTCAGGACCGGCCGGGCGTCTACCTCGAGGCAGGGCACATCATCGCGAACGTGCGGGTGGTCAGGTTGCGTCAGGAACGCGCGAAACGGATCGTGACGGCCATTGCGCGCGGCGCCATCGCTGCACCGGTGATCACGCTCGACCGGGCCCAGTTCGAGGCTGAGACTCAGGCCTCGATTCGAGCACATCGCATCGAGCGTGGTGTCGACCCGGACACGGGCAAGCCGGTGCATGCCTGATGGACACCCTCGATCAGTTCCTGAGGGGACTCGACACCGCGAAGGTCGAGGCTGAACGGTTCCCCACGCTGGCGCAGGTCCAGCAGGAATCTTTCGGCAGCCATGCTCACCGGGCCATGGTCGCCGACCACGAGGTGGAGGCGATGAAGTTTGACCTCGACGCCTACCGCCGGTCGACAGCCGGCGACGTCCACGGTGCTGAGCGCCTCCAGCGAGCCCGGCGGGAGCGGTACCCGGCGCGGCCCGACCCGTCAATAACGGCAACCCTCGCAGCGCACCGTGCGCAGCAGGAATTCAACGAGAAAGAGACCAAGAAATGACTGCACGAGCGATACCGAGCGCCGGGGACGTGTTCGATTCCGAGTGTCCCGACTGCCCTGAGTTCACCGCCCAGTCTGTGGGGCAGCTGGCGACGGTCGCGATCCTCGCCCGCCATGATCGGCGGTTCCATCCGCAGGCGTACGAGCCTGCACGGCACTCCCCGAGCGTGCGCGATTTGCCCGCCACGATCCACACCGTGGCCGCTGGCGGGGTTTTACCCACATTCGACCCGGCTGCACGCGGAACCCGTGAAATCGACGGAGACGGGCACACGACGCGTCTACGCATTCAAGAAACCAACCACGAAATGAGCAGTAAATGACCGTCCCCACCATCACCGTCTACACGAAAGACGACTGCCGACAATGCGTGATGACGAAGCAATGGCTGACAAAACGCGACATCGCGTTCTCTGAGGTCGACATTCTCAAAGACCCGATGGACCTCGAAGCGGCCAAGTCGCTCGGGCTCGCCGCGGCGCCCGTCGTGCTCGTGTCATTCGGCACCCCCGGCGCCGACGTCGCCTGGGCTGGGTTCAACCCCACCAAGCTCAACGCCTATCTGGGCGCAATACCCGCAACAACCAACGAAAAGAGCAACGAATGAGTTCCGCAACGATGATCGTTGAAGGCTTCCTGTCCGGCGATCCCGAGGTTCGCGAGTCAAACGGCAAGCGGGTCGCCAACTTCTCGATCGCCCATCAGGCACGCCGCAAGAATCCGCAGACCCACGAGTACGAAGACGTGGGCGAAACACTCTGGGTGCGGGTTCCCCAGTGGGAGGCTGCCGCCGACCTCACGGAGAAGTACCTGCGCAAGGGCACGCTCGTCCGAGTCGAGGGCGAGCCGATCCTGAAGGCATGGGAGAACAACGGCAAGTCCGGTGTGAGCCTCGAGCTCAAGTTCGCGAAGTGGTCGATCATCCCGCGCCAGGCACGCGAGCAGGCACCGCCTCAGCAACAGTCAGCGGCGCCCGCTGGAGGTGACGTGTGGAACACGCCGACCACCACCACCAACACCTTCGACGACCAGACCCCGTTCTAGCCGCACCACCCGGGGACGGCACAAGTCGCCCCCACCAACAACTCCACAGAGACAGGACACCATGACGCTGACCAATGCAAGACCCGATTATGATTCGTTCCTCCGCGAGAAGGTGAATTTCGATAAGTCGTTCGGCTTTGAGATTGACCCGAGCGAGATAAACCCGATGCTGTTCGGCCATCAGCGCGAGATTGTGGCATGGGCCGTGAAGGGCGGCCGGCGTGCGATCTTCGCAGCGTTCGGTCTGGGCAAGTCGTTCATGCAGATCGAGACGCTGCGCCTGATCACGAAGCACAAGGGCGGCCGGTCCCTGATCGTAGCCCCGCTGGGTATGCGTCATGAGTTCATCGCTGACGGCGCCAAGCTCGGCGTCGACGTGACGTTCATCAAGACGGCGGCTTTCGGACTGCCGGAGACTGGCATGTTCGTCACGAACTACGAGAGCGTGCGAGACGGGAAGATCGACCCGAACCTGTTCACAGCAACGAGCTTGGACGAGGCGAGCGTGCTGCGCGACTACGGATCGAAGACGTTCCAGACGTTCCTGCATCTGTTCAAGGACATCGCGTTCCGGTTCGTGGCGACCGCAACGCCGAGCCCGAACCGGTTCAAGGAGCTGAGCCACTATGCGGCATACCTCGGCATCATGGACTCAGGGCAGATCCTCACCCGGTTCTTCCAGCGCGATTCATCGTCGGCCGGGAACCTCACCCTGCACCCGCACACGGAACGCGAATTCTGGCTGTGGCTGAACACCTGGGCGTGCTTCATTCAGAAGCCGAGCGACCTCGGCTATTCGGATGACGGCTACGAGCTGCCCGAGCTTGACGTGCAGTTCCATCGCGTCGAGATCAAGGGCGGCGAGGTCCGCACGGACGGCGACGGCCAGGCAGTTCTATTCGCGAACGGCGCTCTGGGATTGTCCGGCGCGGCAACTGAGAAACGCAACAGTCTCTCGGCGCGGATCGAGAAGCTGGCCGAGCTGGTCGACGAGGCCCCGGACGATCATTTCGTTCTCTGGCACACGCTGGAAGATGAGCGCCGGGCGATCAAGAAGGCGGTACCTGAGGCGGTCGAAGTATTCGGGGCACTGGACCTCGACGAGCGCGAAGAGCGGGTCGTGAAGTTCTCGAACGGCGAGTCACGCATTCTCGCGACGAAGCCTAGCCTGTCCGGATCCGGGTCGAACTTCCAGCGCCATTGCCACCGTGCGATCTATGCGGGCATCGACTTCAAGTTCAACGACTTCATTCAGAGCGTTCACCGCCTGCACCGGTTCCTGCAGACGGAGCAGGTGGAGATCGACGTGATTCTTGCGGAGTCGGAAGAATCGGTGATCGAGATTCTGCTGGCGAAGTGGGAGCAGCACAAGAAGCTCACGGCCAGCATGTCGGACATCATCCGGGAGTTCGGGCTGGACGCCGGCGCGATTTCGCAGGCGCTCACCCGATCGATGGGCGTCGAGCGCATCGAGGTCAGTGGCACCGGCTGGCAGTTCGCGCTCAACGACTGCGTTCTGGAAACTCGCGATCACATGGACACTGACTCAGTGGACATGATCCTGTCGAGCATTCCGTTCGGCACGCAGTATGAGTACTCGCCGAGCTACAACGACTTCGGCCACACCGACGACAACGGCCATTTCTGGGAGCAGATGGACTACTTGACGCCGAACCTGCTGCGAGTGCTCAAGCCTGGCCGCGTCGCCGCGATTCACGTGAAGGATCGCATCCTGTTCGGCAACGTCATGGGCACCGGCAACCCGACAGTGGAACCGTTCCACGGCGAGACCATCGCCCATTTCCGGAGGCACGGTTTCGACTACCTCGGCATGCACACCATCGTCACCGATGTCGTGCGGGAGAACAATCAGACGTACCGCCTCGGCTACACGAAGATGCGGGCTGACGCATCGAGCATGGGCATGGGGATGCCGGAATACGTGCTGCTGTTCCGCAAGCCGCAGACGGACCGGTCGAAGGGCTGGGGCGATGTTCGGGTGACGAAGGACATCTACGACCCAACGAAGCCGGTCAGCTGGGACGATGACGAAACGGAAGCCGAGACGCCGCCGAACAATCCCGTCGACGGGTACTCGCTGGCGCGCTGGCAGATCGACGCTCACGCATTCTGGCGCTCGTCTGGCGACCGGCACCTGACGCCCGAGGAACTGTCGCAGCTCAAGCCCGAGGACATGTCGCGGCTGTTCACGGCGCAGACTGCGAACAGTGTCTACGACTACGAATCGCACGTGAAAACGGGCGAGTTGCTCGCGGGACGTAAGCGGCTGCCGTCGACGTTCATGTCTCTGGCGCCGGCGTCCTGGCATCCCGATGTGTGGCATGACGTGAACCGCATGCTCACCCTCAATGGCGAGCAGTCACGGCGAAACCTCGTCATGCATACGTGCCCGATGCAGTTCGACATTGTTGACCGGTTGATCACCGAGAAGAGCAACCCCGGCGATCTGATCTACGACCCGTTCGGCGGGCTGGGCACGACAGTGTTTCGTGCGCTCAAGCTGGGGCGTCGCGGCCGTGCTGCCGAACTCAACCCCGTGTCGTACTACGACGGGGTGAAGTACCTCGAAGCTGAATCGGCCAAACAGGACATGCCGACGCTGTTCGACATCATCGATGTTGCGATGGAATCGGAACCCGTAGCCGTTTAGCATTCTCCACCTATTCACAAGGCACCCGCCGTCTGGCCGGTGCTTTTTTTGTACCCCAGAAAGGGAATCATGAGCTCGACAACTTTGGAACGGCCGTCGTTCGGCGGCGCGACGGTAATCAGTAACGGCCTCACGGTCACGGACCTCTTTTGCGGGGCTGGCGGTTCATCGTCGGGTCTCGTGGCCGCGGGGTATCGCGTCGTTATCGCGGCGAATCACTGGAAAATGGCGATCGATTCCCACCAGATCAACCACCCGACGACGGATCACGACTCGGCAGACATCAGCCAGGTGGAGCCGAGCAGATTCCCGACGACGGACATTCTCTGGGCGTCGCCGGAATGCACGAACCACTCGGTAGCGAAGGGCATCAAGCGGCAACGCGACATGCAGGCGCAGCTCCCCGGCATGGCCGACAAGCTGCCCGACGCCGCGGCCGTGCGGTCCCGGGCCACGATGTGGGACGTGCCACGATTCGCGGAGTACCACCAGTACAAGGCGATCATCATCGAGAACGTTGTCGATGCCTACCGGTGGGTGCAGTTCCCCGCGTGGCTGATGGCTATGGAGTCGCTCGGGTATGACCACGAGATCGCCTGGGTGAATTCGATGCACGCTCAGGCTCTCGGGGATCCCGCGCCGCAGTCCCGGGACCGCATGTACGTGGTGTTCTGGCGGAGGGGCAACACGAAGCCGAACCTTGAGAAGTGGACGCGGCCGGAAGCGTTCTGCGAGACGCACGGCATCGTCAAGGCTGTGCAGACGTTCAAGAAGGCTGAGCGCTGGGGCCGATACAAGGCCCAGTACGTTTTCCGTTGCGCTCAGTGCGCCGCGATCGTGGAGCCCGGCTGGCTTCCGGCGGCATCGGCCATTGACTGGTCTATCGAGGGAACGCGCATCGGCGATCGTGCGAAGGCGCTGTCGCCGAAGACGATGACGCGAATCGAGAAGGGCATCGACCGTTACTGGCGGCCGATGGTCGTTGAGGCCGGCGGGAATCAGTACGACAGCGCCGACCCGAAGCATGTTTCACACGGCAAGGAAGGCGCCTACCTGCGCGCCTGGCCGACTGAGGAAGCGCTCAAAACGTTGCATACGAGCCTCACGAAGGGTCTTGCCTTGCCGCCGATCATCACGGACGGCATCCGCGGTGAGGGCACGGTGCAGTCTGGCGCTGACCCGCTGAACACCCAGACGACGGCGCAGACGAAGGGCGTCTTCTACGATCCGCTGATGATCCCGGTCGAGGGGCGCGAGGGCAAGAGCGCGGGGCCGTCGTGCGATCCGATGCGGACGCAGTCGACGCGGAATGAGACGGCCATCGTGATCCCGCTGAGAAATCATGGGGTTGCGAAACCGGCGAGCTCGCCCATCGATACCGTGGCGGCGAACGGCAATCATCATGCGCTCGTCATGCGCAACAACACCGGCGGCGGCGAGATGAGCACGCCGGTCACGGAGTCACTGCGGACGTTGACGACGGCCGGCCACCAGTCGCTGCTCGTGCCGTATTACGGCAACGGCACCGCGTCGACGACGGATGAGGCGCACCGCACGCTCACGACGACTGACCGCTACTCGCTCGTGAGCGGGTCGGTGGACATTGAGGATTGCATCTTCCGGATGCTGACCCCGGACGAGATCAAGTGCGGCATGGGGTTCGCCGGCAACTACGTGCTGCTCGGAACGAAGCGCGAGCAGGTCAAGCAGAGCGGGAATGCGGTCACGCCGCCGAACTCCCGCGACCTGGGCGCCGCGGTTGCCGAGTCGTTGGGCGCTGTGTTTGGGCTGGCGGCGTGAGTGGAGCAGCACGCGCCGAAGGTTAGAAGAGCTTGCCGAACAGCATGCCTTCAGTGGCTCCCAAGGCAGTCACGGGACCGAGGTGACCTCGCCCTTCAACATCCATCAGTCCAGCCCGTCGATTAGTGACGACCAGCTGGAAATCGTCGCCCGCTACGCCTCTTTGGTGGATAACCCACATATCGTCCGAATGCAGAAGCAGCCGATACCAGCGGTCGTCCTTCCTGAACTCCACGAAATCACCAATAGTTGTCGGGAAAACAGGGTGGACGTTGATTATGCCCTGAACACTACCTGTGGTGCAGGTGCGATTCCGCCACTGAGCTGCAGATTGCGTTACCAAGGCCGGGGCCACTGGCGGATGTTGAATACAGCATCGGAATCACCGGTCAAGGCGAGGCCTTGTGCCTTGACGACCTCAACCTGTGACTCCGGGTCAGTGATCCATGCACGGGTCAGGTTGTTGAGTGAAATCCAACTCGTTGCTTCGGCAGGCCTCGCCCGAGGCGACCGGTCCCCGCTACGGCGGCGAGCGTCTGGCCGGAAATGCACCATGGATACATACCAGGCGAGTTCAGTGGCCCCAGGGATCCCAAGGACCGACGCCTCATGCTGCAGATTGCCTTGTTGCTCATTCACCGTTGTGTGCTGCGACTCGGTTGCATCGAAACCGAGGCTATCGGTAAGCGCCGCCATGGTGCGGAGCTTCTCGACGAACGCGGCCCTAACACTGCGGGACTCGGCGTCCCGTTGTGCGGTCGCAAGCTCGAGTGCAGCGTGGGCAAGCTCATTGGATTTTGTTGCTGCATCGCGGGCTCTCCTGCCTTCTCGGTATGCAAGTGCCGCGAGCCAAATCGTCGGCACCGCGAGAACGACAGTCAGGACCCAGCCAACAATTTCCATGCCCTGCACTCTATCGGGGCAAACGTGACCGCCCAGCCTTGGCCGGCGATTGACGGCCGCACATCTACTTCGCCCAATGGGCGGTGTCTACGGCTACGTGGCCGCCGCCCTTGAGCATGACCACCAAATTTTGAGAGAGGAAAGCATGACGAATTCGAAGAGGGAAACCGCATGACGTTGAAGGGCTCGTTCAATGGCGGGCAGCACACCCCGGGCCGGTCGTGGGATGCACCGCCTGAGCACATTTGCTCGAACTGCCGCACTCCGACAGGCAAGAGCGCTATTCGCTGCAAAAACGAACCGAAGGAGACGAAGTGAAGACACGTGAGATTTACCTGTCCGGCCTGAATGCGTGGCTGGACGCCCATGGTGCCGAGCCGATGAACGGTGACCCGGAGTGGTTGGCGCATGAGGCAGGGCTGGCCGCTGTCGTGGCGGCGGCGAAAGAGGAAGCGCTGGAAGAGGCGGCGACGTCCGTGCAGTCGATGCGCGAGTCATGGCCGGGAGGTCACGTCACTGAGTTGCGTGGGCTGTTCACTATCCCGCCTGTTCGTAAGGACGGCGCGACGGACCTGCTACTCAATAAGACGGCACAGAAGATCCTCGACATGCGGGCAAAGGTCAGCACGAAGAGCGATCGACCAGCCACTGGGCAGTGTCCCGTCACTCACCCGCACATCGACGGCGGGGCAGCATGCCGCTACCTCGCGGGACATGAATCGGCGGGCATACCGCACACCACTGAGAACGGCACATGGTGGCACGAACCGCAACCAATCGGCACCGACAAGGGAGAGCAGGTACCCAATGACCACCGCAGATGAGGCGTGGGAGGCGCGCAAGGTCGAGCGGGGCGAGGGGCGTAGCTGCAATCCGCAGACGGAGTTTCGCCTGGGGTTCGTGGCGGGTGCTGTGGATCCGTTTCGGTGGGCGCAGCTGTACAAGATCGCGGCTGAGCGTGCGTCGAAGTTTGAGGCGGCGTTGCGGGCGAATGGTATTTCGGTGCGGGATGCACTCGACGAGAAGGAGCAGGAATCATGAACGAGTTTTGGGACGAAACCACCGAGTACGACGAAGTTGCGGAGGGGCTGAAGGACACTCTTCGGGCGGCCGTGAGGAGTGAGATCACAAACCAGATTGAAATGCTCCAGACGCAGAACCGGGAGCTCAAGGACAAGCTCAAGGACCTCGAGACCTTGGAACGTGAAGCGGTACAGGCCAAGGCGAGATTCGAGAGTGAATACAACACGGCGAAGTACCAGGCGGGGCAGGATGTTCGCAAGCTGGCGCTGGCTGAGTTGCTGGCCGTGATCGATGAGCAGCTGTTCACGGTCGAGATGGATCACGTCAAGCGTCCGAAGTGTGACTGGTGTGACGACGAGAGGCTGCTGCGGTACACGACCCCGCGCGGTCGCAAGACGTCTGAGTCATGCGAGTGCGCTGGGTCTGTCTCTGTGTGGAGGGTGGAGGAAGTCGCCGCGCATGAGGTGTCCCGCAATACGCGCAGCGGTGGAAAGTTCAACGTCTGGTGGGCGGCTGTGTCGAGGTGGCGGGACGCGGATTGCCTCAATCCGCGGTGGCTCGAGTCAGCCGCGGGGGTGGACGCGTCGAAGGTGGCGAAAAACCCATCGAACTATTCCTACAAGGATCGGGCGACCGCGCAGGCGGCCGCTGATGCCGCGAACGCTCCCGTTGCGGAGGTGCAGACCGATGGGTTCTAACGACGCAGCGGAAATGCTGGAAGTGGCGAAGGAAGAATGCAGGCGGCTTGAGCGGGATCTCGCGGGCGAGCGTCGAGGGCGGCAGCGGGATTACGACTGGATGATGCGGAAGCTGGGGGAAGTCGTCGACGCTCGTGACATGGCGATCGCTCAGCGTGATGCGTCCCGGCAGGTCAACGCGGAGTTCCTGGCCGCGCGGTCTGCCGAGGTGCTGGTCGAGGGTAGCTTCTTTCGCGCGGACGAGTTTCCCGCGATTCTCGGCAACTACATGCGGTTGAACGATGTGAACAGTGCCGCGATGAAGGCCGGGTATTTGCACACCGAGCGGATGCGAGGCCAGCGTGACGCGGCCTATGCGGCAATCGAGCGGGTGCTGAATCTCACCGGAGACTTCGGCCCAGAGGCCCGGCGCATCCTCACGCAGGTGCCCACCGATGCCCTGGCCGATCACCGGGAGGTCTGGGATGCGGGCTATGCGAAAGCACTGACCGACGACGGTTATGACCTCAAGGATTCGGGCTACAGCGACCGTGTGAACCCGTACCGGAAGGCGGGCGAGTAATGGCCGAAGAGTGCCGCCACATCGAGGTTGACGGCGAGGCAGTGAGCGTCCGGGGCAGCGGCGAATGGTCCGACCGGGACCGGGGAGCGTTCGCGGAAATCGTCCGGAGCGCCAAGGCGAAGTTTGCGGCCGAGCGCGCTGCGGAGTCGCCCGCAACATCAGGGGGTGAGTCGTGAGCGCCGTCGAGTGCCTGCATTGCGGTCAGACGCGTGCTGGCATCAAGCGCGACGACACGATTTGCGGAATTGAGGGCGGCTACGAGTACGTCGAGCTCGAAGAGGAATGGCCCCGTCATCGCTGGGCCGACTGGAGCGACCGGGATTTGACCGGATTCGGGATCATCCCCGAGGCGTTCGAGAGGCACCGGCGAACCCCGTTCATGGACATGCAGTACGCGGGGTGCGTGGATACGAAACGTGGTCACGTCTACCCCGGTCCGGACAACGAGTGGGGCGACCGCGCCGACCGGTGCATGGGGTGCGGGCACGTCCCTGAGTCGCTGCCTCCCGCTTCCGCAGCATCAACAGCACCACCAACCCACCCCAGCGCAGACAGCGCACGAGAGGACAAGTCATGAGCAACAACGACAAGACAGCCCGGTTGCAGAACGCGGTGCGGAAGCTCGCCGCATGGACGAGCAACGACATCAGCGAACTGATCGAAGACGGACTAATCGAAGAGGGGGACATGGAATGAGCAACAAGGAACTGATCGCGGAGGCACGCGGCATAGGCAACTGGGCACTACATGAGACGGGGCCGGAAGGGGCAGGCAAGACCGGTCCGACTCTCTTCGCCCGTTTGGTGTACGCCCTCGAAGCCGCTGAGTCGCCGTCTACTCCCGTAGCAGGAGAGCCGGAATGGGAAGCGATCGTGGGGGCATGGGGGACGGCACCGGACGGCACGCCCGTTCACCTGCCCTCATTCAGCGCCGGGAGGGACGTGAACGCCGAGAAGCTGGCGCGAATCGCAGCGATCTACGTGGCTGCGATGGACAACAGTACCGAAGAGTTCGATGACCCGACCGGAGCGCTTGACGAGATTTGGGAGGTGCTCGATGTCTGAGCCGGAACGGGAAGCGCTACGAGGCGTTGTCGGCGGCGTGCTTACCAACGCGACGAACTACCCCAAGCAGGTTGGCTTTCACGTACTCGGACGAGACATGGGGCCGCGGATCATCCGGGCCGTCGATGCCGTTATCGCTGCCGGGTACGTCTTGCCGATGCCGCCGCCATTCAAGTGTGAAGTCTGCGGATACCCGACCGAAGATGCCGCCGACGAGTTCTGGTGCTGCAGCCTATGCGGCAGCTTGGACTACGAACCCAACGCCCCCACAAATGGATGAGCGCGTGCGCCTGGTCACGAAACCAAGCCGGGCCGTCGAGTTCCGCATCAAAGCAGCCGACGCCGAAGCGATGGGCATGGAACGTGTCGCCTCGGAAATACATTCCCGCGGAGTCGACCCGGAACATCTGGGCGAACCCGTATTCAGCAAGTACACCCGACTGTGGACAATCCCCGTCCGGAGAGGCGACGACGAATGAGCTACCTACCCTGCATCACCAACGACGTCGACGAAGTGCGCTCGTGCATCGTCAACGGCGAGCATGCCAGCAACTGCGACGGCCAAGAATGGCAGTACAACCGTGAGGCGGAATGCTCGTATCGCACCGCGAACGAATGCCGCGGATGCCTGCCCGCCCCGGCCGAGCACGGCATGCTCTGCTTCTCGTGCTTCTCGAAAACACGCGAAGCATTGAAGATCGCGTTGGATATGATCACCCACCTATGTTCAATCGAACGAGCGCAGCAACTCGACAAAAACGGGGTGCGAGCACAGGCGATGTGGATCATCCCAGTGCCGAACACCTGGCGCATGGCCGACGAGCTGATCATGCTGCTCGGACACCCGACACCAGGCTTCCCGTCCGATGCGAGCGTGTTCGAGGTGGAGGCGATCACTGAGCGCTACCTCGACCTGATCGACATCGACCAGTGGGTGGCAAGCGGGGACGGCGCCGAGGCGGCCGTGCACTTCTACCGCACCATGCAGCACGCGCTCACGCAGCATCCGTTCTCCGACGTCGAGCATCCCGTGCAGAACGTCCGGTGCAACGAGTGCCGGCAGCTCACGCTCGTGTGGAAGCCGCCGCTGGAGTTCGACGGGCCGATCCACATCGTCTGCTCGACACCGGACTGCGAGTTCGTCGTCGACCCGACGCTGTACGCCATTCTCGCGGCCTCGCAGCTCGACAAGGTCACGTCGGCCATCAAGGCGACGAAAGCCGCTGAGCTTGCCGAGGCGCGGGCGGCGCGGGCAATCGAGAAGCGCCGGGTGAAAGCCGAGACGAAGGCGGCAGAGAGAGCAGCCGACGACGCGACGATCGCAGCACGCGGGGCAGCATGACCACCTCCGCCGACTGGATGAGCATCAAGGAAGCCATCGCCGTCACGAAGACCGGCCGCACGACCATCGTGCGATGGGTAGCGCTCAAGTACGTGCGCCGCATGAAGATTGGCGGCCGCGTCGTACTGCGACGATCCGACGTTGTCGAGACAGAGAGGGCAGCGTTCGACGGGGAGACCCCCGAGAAACACACCTGATCGAAACCCGCCCGGCGAGTTTGCTTGTCAATAGGTGGAAATGTTTCACGTCGTGGTACATTTGAACACAGCAGCATAGCTGTCGCATCAATCATCAGCCCCAGTCTTTCCCGCCTCTCAGGCGATGTGACCGGGGCTTTTCTTGTCCCACTGGGACGCCTGCCGCCGTCCCCCCGGTGTCCCGCAGGTGTCCCACTGGGACGACACGCTTCCGGCCGCGCATCCCCGAAACCAAGAGGCCCCGCCGAGGGCACCATCGGGCATTCGTCGCGGCCGGCAGATATTTGCCACCGAACCTTACAGGGACGGACGACTACCGCGGTGCCCAGCGGCGGCAACAAAGCGGGCAACAGCGCAGAGCGGGGTCGGCAGGACGCACTCACCGGCCCCGCGAACGCACCCCAAGACCACAACTGAAAACGCGCGGGCACCGACGGTGGATATCGGGGCGTCAACTCACCGCCCACGTGGCGACGGAGTATCGGCATTCCTTCTGGATGCCAGCAGCAGACCTGATGACCCTGACCACGCCCATGGTGACGTGGCTAAGTGCAGGGATGCCGCCTTGCCGGTGTTGGGCGTCCTACGGGGCGCCCGGCAACCGTGCCCCCACACACACGCCCGTCCCGGCTACTCCCCAGGACGGTCCCCTTTCCGGCTGACCGCGTCAACACCGTCTTGCATTGCGGTGAAGGACCCCTGAAGGCGCTAAACCTTTTATGCGCTGTGATACCTGCGCGGCAGCCGGAACCACCCTCGAGCAGACGGGCACCATGAATACTTTCATCTGGGCGGTCCTGATCGCTTCCGCAGTCGCCATCGTCGCCTGCGCACCCTCGGGCGAACGCAAGCGCACCGCCTCCTGGTTGGACCTCCTGCCGTACATGACCGCGTCGCACAAGCAGGCCGGCCGTGCTCAGCAGACCGCCGCTCACCGACGAGCGAAGACCCGCCGATGAGCGCGCAGACGCAAGCAGCCCTAGACGATGCCATTGCCGCTCATGTCGCCGACAGGAGCGACGGTGCCATGCTGACCGGATACATTCTGCAAACCGCTGCCCTGCCAAGCACCGCCGAAGAACTCAGCGAAACCACGTACAGCACGATCTTCCCCGGCGGGCAACCGTTCCACGTTGGGCTGGGACTCGCTCACTTCCTCGTGCAGAACTGCGTGCTCGGCGATGCCTGACCAGAACCCGTGCCCACGCTGCGATCGGTTCTGGTGCGTCGCAACGCTCGCGCGGATCTGTAAGTGTGAGCCGAAGCCGTGAGCAAGGGCGACCGGGACCAGCGTGGACGGCTGCACTCCACCAAGCGCTGCCCTGAGTCACAGAACGGCGGCTGCGGCTACTGCATCACCGGCGACCAGAAGCGGGCAGCACGGCGCAAGGAACGGCACGACTCACGCAACAGTGAGGATAGACAGGTCGAATAGTCTCCCGAAACACGGGGGTTAGACCAAGCCGTCCCGAGCGAAACCCCGGAAAGACGCGGAAGTTCCAAGCCTCCGCATCCCCCCGGGCCAGAATCAGCTAATCGGCAGCCAGCAACTCATTCGCCAACGACCGCACACGCGCATCATTGACGGTCACACTCGGGTCGTTCGTCTTCAGGTCCAGATCGAAGGTATCCACTGACGTGAGGCCCTTCGCCCGTGCCTTCTCCGCAAGGTCTGCGGCCATTTCCTCTTCGACGCCCTTCATCGCGTCGCCCATGATGCCGGCGAAGAAATCATCCTCGCCGCCATTCGATGTGATCTTGAACATTCGTCCCCCAATTCGGTAGTGAGACGGCTAGTGTCCCCGCTTTGCTCCCGAATTGGCAAGCCCCGAACATCACAGCGTCCAGGCGTCGCCGTGCATCCGTTATCCGAAACCGAGGTGATGCTATGCGCAAGGCAACGTTCGCCTCCAAACGCGCTGAGGCGCTCGCGCTTCATGCTGCGGGGCTTTCCTGCCGGGGCATTGCGGATGCGCTCGGCTTCGCTGCCTCGACGGTGTCGAAGTGGGCCAAGCGTGAGGGCCTGTCGTTCGACCGGTCGAAGACGGACCTGGCGACGCGCGCTCACACGATCGATCTTGCCGAGTCTCGGATGCTGCTCACTCAGAAGATGATGCTCGTCGCGCATACCGAGGTTGATTCGTTGACTCGCCCGTATCTGGTGTACAACTTCGGCGGTAAGGACAACACCTACGAGGAGCACACGCTGACTGTCCCTCCTGTCGAGGTGAAGCGGTCGGTGTTCATGATGGCTGGCGTGGCGTTCGATAAGTCGACGCGGATCCTCGAGAAGGACAATGGTGGGCTCGACGAGGCTGTCGGCACGCTCGATACGCTGTCGGCTGGTTTCGCTGCTGCTGCGGAAGTGTTGCGGGCGCAGGACGGAACGCCGGCCGATGGAGCTTGAGTCTCTGCTGCGTCAGGTGTCGCGGGCTCAGCTGCTGTCGATCGTGGACAGTGCGAAGCGCACCATCTCGCTCTGGTCTGGGGCTGTATCGGCGGGGAAGACGGTTGCGCAGGTCATCGCGTTCCTCATCGCTGTTCGGATGGCACCGCGTAAGGGCCTGATCATCGTCGTCGGTAAGACGCTGGCGACGATCTACGCGAACATCTTCGTGCTGCTGCAGGACCGGGACATCTTCGGCGCGACGATCTGCAATCAGGTCAGCTACACGCCCGGTGCGACGTCGGCAGTGATCCTCGGCCGTGAGGTACTCCTCATCGGTGCGAACAACGCCGAGTCCGTCGCGAAGATTCAGGGAAAAACGGTCGTGCTCGCCCTCGTCGATGAGGCCACGCTGCTGCCCGAGGCGTTCTGGAACATGCTCGTCACCCGCCTCCGCGTCGACGGCGCCCGCATCCTGGCCACGATGAACCCCGCCTCCATGAACCACTGGATGCGCAAAGAGTGGATCCTCAAGGCAGTCGAGAAAGACGTCATCCACTTCCACCTGACGATGGCAGACAACCCCAAGCTGCCAGAAGGCTACGAAGCGCGCATGAAGCGGTCGTTCTCCGGGGTGTTCTACGACCGTATGATTCTCGGCCAGTGGACGAACGCTGCCGGCGCCGTGTACCCGATGTGGGATCCGGACCGGCACATCATCAAGTTCAGCGACATGCCGAAGATCGCCCGAGTCCTCTCGGATGGCATCGACTTCGCTGTCTCACACTCGTCCGCTGCTCTCCGCGTCGGCATCACTGCCGAGCGAAAGCCGCGCCTGGTGCTGATGGACGAATGGCGCTACGACCCACGCGACCACTACGGCGCGACTCTTGCCCCGTCCGACCAAGCGGTGCTGTACCGCAAGTGGACACGGGAGAAGCACTCACCGCATGAAGCCGAGTTCGCTCCCGAGTACACCATCGTCGACCCGGCAGCGGCGCACTTCAGTGCTGAGCTGCGGAAGTTCGACGAGATGTCCCTACAGGTCGCGCACAACGACGTCCCCAAGGGCATCGGTGTCATCTCCCGCCTCCTGTCCAACGACCAGATGCTCGTCACCGACCGCTGCAAAGGGTGGAACTCGGAGATCACCGAGTACCGATGGGATCCGAAAGCCACCGCCAAGGGCGAGGACGAAGTCGTGAAAGACGAAGACGACTCCCTCGACGCCGGCCGTTACGGCGTCTACACACCCCGCGCCAACTGGCAATTCCAACTCGACGCCGCCTAATCCCTTCGGGGCTCACAACCCCTTGGAGGTCTCATGGCTGACAACTTTCCACCGGCTCCGTACGATGTCGCCTTTGCCCAGCTCGCGATCTATGACGCGTGGTATGCGAACGAGATGGACGCTCTGCCCGATCAGAAGGGCAGCCCGGCCACGCACACGCACAACGGTCAGGCGTACTCGGGCGGCATCGTCGGTGCTGTGTCCAAGGGCGTCATGGGTTCACCGGTGGGCGAGAACCGTTCGGCGCTGTCGATCCCTGTCGCTGGCGACCTCGCCCAGCTGTCTTCCGATCTGCTGTTTGCTGAGGCGCCGTCGATCGTCCTGCCCGACTCCGTGGACACAGCGGCCGCGAGCGCGACACCGGAGCGGAAGGATGCGCAGGCTCGCCTCGACGTCATCATGTCGTCCGACGCGGCGCATGCTGAACTGCTGCGCGGTGGCGAGTACTCGGCCGCTCACGGCTGGGCCTACCTCGCCGTCGTGTGGGACAAAGCATTCCGCGACAACGTCTGGTTCCGTGCGTACCGGGCCGACTGCGCCATCCCCGAGTGGCGGCACGGCGCACTGTCCGCCGTCACTCTCTGGTCCGAGTACCAGCGCAAGGACGACTGCTACCGCCTCATGGAACGCCACGAGGTCGGGGTGATCACCTTCTCACTGTGGAAGGGCGACAAGGCTGACAAGGGCCGGCAGGTTCCCCTCAACACCATCAGCGAGACCGAGCATTACCTGAAGCTGATGCCTGTCGTTGACGCGCAGTCGCTGCCGATGGCCGAGACCATGGACGTCGTCCTACAGACGGGCGTGCCGTACCTCACCGTCGAGCACATGCCCAACATGCTGCCGCACCCGATCTGGGACCGGAAAGGCGACCTCGCCAACCTCGGCCGCTCGGACTACTTCGGCATCGAGCCGCTGTTCACCCGCATCAATTCGTTGTGGGGCAGCCTGATGCGCGACTTCGACAACGGCATGGGCCGGCTGTCCGTGCCCGAGTCGTACTTGCAGCTCAACGGCCGCGGCCAGGGCGCACAGTTCGACATGAACCGTCAGGTGTACTCGCCTCTCGGCGGGCTCGTCGACGACGGCAAGGGCGGACAGATCACCATCTCGCAGTTCGCGATCCGCGTTCAGGAGCACCTCGACACGATCGTCGCGCTCAAGCGGGAGATCGCCACGGCCACCGGCTACTCCGTGTCGCACTTCGGTGTCCACGACGGAGGCACGAAGACGGCGACTGAGGTCACCGACGACAAGGCCGACAGTGAGCGCACCCGCGACAAGAAGGCGCTGTACGTCCGGCCTGCTCTCGCTCGTCTCGCCCGCACTGCGCTGGCCATCGATGCGCTCGTGTTCCCCGGCAAGGGCGGCGCACTCATCGAGGACCTGCCGCGCATCACGTTCGCCGAGGTGTCGCAGATCAACCCGCTCACTCGGGCGCAGACGACGCAGGCGGAAATGCTCGCCAAGGTCCGCTCGATCATCTCGGGTGTGCGTGCTGTACAGCCGAACCTCACCGCGGCCGAAGCCGAGACCGAGGCGAACCTCATCAAAGCCGAGAACGACATGGGTCCTGCACTGGATCCTGCCACGTTCACCGGCTGACCCACTCTGTACCGATTGCCGCAGGGGCAGTCGTAACCAATGCGGCCAGGCGCCGCGAAGGAGCACCATGATCATCCGCAATCACACGTTCGGCCCTCTCCGCCCGTCAAAGCTCGCCCTGATGGGCATCCGCTTTGCCGTGGGGGAAGACGGCGGCGCACCAGGCACACCGGCTGTGCCCGCCACCCCCCCGGTGGCTCCCGTTGAACCGGTCGTGCCGGCCACGCCTGCTGAGCCCGTCGCGCCGAAGCCCGGCCCGCCCGCCGAACCAGAACCGATCGAAGGTTCCGCTGACGGCGGCAAGACCTTCGACCTCGCCTACGTCGAGAAGCTCCGCAAGGAGAACGCGAAGAACCGCACCGACGACAAGGCTGCCATCGCAACCCAGATCACCGACGCACTCGCCGCCGGCAAGACCGACTGGGCCAACGCACTCGGCAAGCAGCTCGGCATCGTCAAGGATGCTGCCGCACTCACCCCCGACCAGATCATCGCCGCACTCACTGAAGAGCGAGACACGTTCAAGACCGAGCGTGACCAGTTCGCCAGTGAACGCAGCACTCGGGCCGAGCGCGACGCCATCGAAGGCGCATCCACAGCCAACCAGGGCGACTTCGCCATGGTCCGCGCAGTCCTCATCTCCGAGGGCTCGCTCAAAGACATCGATCCAACCGCGACTGACTACGAAGCCCAGGTGGCTGCTGTCGTCAAGTCGGAGATCGAGAAGAACCCGAAGCTGCGCGCCGTCCAGGTGGCCCCGTCCAGCGGAGGAGCACCACCGAGCGGAACGCCTGCCCCGGGCCCGCTTTCAATCGACGAACGCCGCAAGGCGATCCGCGAAAACCGCGCTTCCAACTAGCGCAGAAGGGCCACCACCATGGCTGGTAACACTTTCCTCACCATGCAGGAGATCGCCGAAGAGGCGCTCGCTACCCTGTACGAATCCACCCCGATGCACGGCCTCGTGCACACCGACCTCACCACTGAGTTCTCGACCAAGGCCAAGGGCAACACGATCGACATTCGCGTGCCGGCCGTGTTCCAGTCCAAGCGCTTCGACCGTGCGAACGGCGTCGAGCTGCAGAACGCGGCCGAGACCAGCATCCCGGTCGTCGTCAACGACATCGCCGACGTATCTGTGGCTGTCACCGACGAGGACATGACGCTGAAGATCAAGGATTTCAGCACCCAGCTACTCACCCCGATGATGGCCGCCATCGCTCAGGACATCGATCAGACGCTCCTCAGCCTGCGCGACAACGTGACGCAGGTCGCCGGGTTCGGCACCGAAGCGACCGCGAACGGCGAGACTTGGGACCAGCCCGAGGTCCTCATCGAGGCCGGGCGTCTGCTCGACCTCAGCTCCGTCCCTGTGCAGGACCGGTTCGCGGTCGTCGGCCCGACCACGAAGGCGCGCTGGTTGAACAGCGACCTCGTCAAGCACGCGGAGAAGTCGGGCTCGACTGCGGCTCTGCGCGAAGGCTCGATCGGCAAGAACCTGTTCGGGTTCGACACCTTCCAGACGGGCAACGTCGGCCAGGCCGCCGGCACCCCGGCCAGCGGTGAGCCCACGACCGAGATCGGGCTCGCGTTCCACAAGACCGCGTTCGCTTTCGGTTCCGCCCCGCTGCAGATGCCCGCCGGCGCCAACGTCGGCCAGGTCGCCGTGGTCAGCTACAAGGGCCTGTCGATCCGCATCTCGTACGGCTGGGACATCATCAAGAAGCAGACCGTCCTCTCGGCCGACATGCTCTTCGGTGTCAAGGCACTCGACGCCAACCGCGCCGTGCTGCTCAAGGGCGCCGACGCGGCGTAGCTCCACCCTTGCGGGCGGTCGTTCACTCGGCCGCCCGCACCCCCTCACACTCATCACCTTGCAGGTAGGAGAACAGAATCATGGCTCACGCATACCGCTCGCTTCAGTCGGGCAATCAGATCGTCATTTCCGACGAGCCCCGCCCGGACCTCGAAGCGCTCGACCGCTGGGAGAGCATCGACCCGATCGAGGCCGAGGCTGCCCAGGACGCCGAGCGACTGCTCCAGCCGCTCGAGACGCCCGACCGCGAGCCCACCGACGAAGAGACGGCCACCCTCGAAGCGGGAGCTACCGAGGAGGAGCGAGCCGAGTCCGCCGCCGCCGAGACCGGCGAGGCGCTCGACACCGAGACCGTCGACGTGGTCGCACCGAAGACCACGAAGAGCCGCGCCAAGTGAGCGTGCCCAGCATCGGCCGCGCCGTTCACTACCGCTCGTACGGCACGCCGGGCGGCGAGTACCTGCCCGAGCCGCGCGCTGCGATCATCACCGAGGTCACGAGTGCGCAGCTGGCCCCCGGCGCTGATCCGGTCGAGGTCGTAGGGCTGTGCGTGCTGAGCCCCTCCGGGTTTTTCTTCAATCAGGAGGTGCCGTTCTCCGAGGATCCGAAGCCGGGCCATTGGTCTTGGCCGCCGCGCGTCTGATCTAGTAGCAGGGAGGCCAGCCGGTGGCTCAATACGTTCCCGACCCGCCTGGCCTTCCCGCTGAGGACCTCATTGAGGAGCTCGGCACGAACCTCGCAGCCCGGTACGCCGGCGCTGAGGACGAGCTGATCAAGCAGGTCGCCGTCCGAGCGTACCGGGACCTCGAACTCCAAGAGACCATCCGCACCACGGCAATGACGCCGCACATGACGGATCTCTTCGCTCGCGCGGCCGAACGCAACAAGGCTCTCGCCGAGCTGGCTGCTACCCGGGCCCAGTCGATCCGTGAGCTGCAGTACCTCGCCGCACAGATGGCCGAGAAGTTCCACAGCCGTGATCTCGCCCTCGAGGTCATCACGCAGGCATGGCAGGAGGGCGAGGCCGCCGCGGCCGCACGTCTCGGCATGGCTCCCCGTCTCCCCCAGACCACCGCACTGACCGGGACGTCATCGCAGGCGGCGACGATGCTGACGATGGACCTCACGTCCCGCCTCGAAGACATGGCGCTGCGCATCGCTCGCTACCCGCAGGATGCCTACCAGCGCGTCATCTCCTTCACAGCCGCGAACACTTTGCTCGGCGCCGGCACGAACCTCGCCTCCCAGCAGCTTTCGGTGCAGCGGTTCCTGTCCGAGGGCATCACCGGGTTCGTCGACAAGTCCGGCCGCAACTGGCGCATCGGTTCCTACGCCGAAATGGCCGGCCGTACCGCTTTCAACCGGGCGTTCAACGATGCGGGCGTGTGGCGGATGCAGCAGGTCGGCGTGAACCTGATCACTGTCGTCGGC